CCGAAAGTGCGCCTTTTGTGTGAATCGGAATTATGATCACGCCTTCGTACACAGCCCTTTGCTTGAATTCATGGATGTCAGCCGCCCAAAGATATGCCTTCTGGATGACAACTTCTTTGCCTGTCCGCAGTGGAAGCCATTGCTTATGGAATTGAAGGGTACAGGTAAACCCTTTCAATTCAAACAGGGTCTGGATGAGCGTCTTCTGACGGAAGAACGATGTGCGGTGCTGTTTGGTTCCCGTTACGACGGTGACTATATTTTCGCCTTCGACAATGTGGCGGATGCTGAACTGATCGAACGGAAGATTCACATGGTGCGCAAGTACAGCAACGCCATAATGAAGTTCTACTGTTTCACCGGCTTTGATCGGGATGAACGTTGGGATGCCGCGTTCTGGGAGCAGGATATCAAAGACTTGTTCACAAGGATCGAAATCCTTATGCGAAACAAATGCATTCCCTATGTGATGCGTTTTGCCAGGTATCAGGAAAGTCCTTATAGAGGTCTTTATATCAGCATCACAAGGTGGTGCAATCAGCCGGCATTTTTCAAGAAGAAAACCCTTCGAGAATATGGGCAGCTGAACGGCGAGGACAGTTCCTGTATGCGATACATTCTGGATTATGAGAAAACCCATCCAGAGATGTCCCGTTTCCTGGATATGCGGTATGGCACTGTGGAGCACAAAGCATGACCAATCTGATAAAGAACATCTCCTATGATCAGTCGGAGATCATTCGGAATATCCTGCGGCTTCATGTGCCGGGCCAGAAAATCGATTGTGACCCGACCTACAGTATAGGAGCGTTCTACAGGGGAACTGGGATAGAAGCGCCGGAGCTAAGATTTGACCTCTATCCTCAGGCAGAAGGTGTGGTTGAAGCCGACGCGAGGCATTTGCCTCTGGAGGACAACTCTATCACCTGTATGATGTTCGATCCGCCGTTCCTGGCGACGACAGGGAGGTCGCTGGCGGGGACGAAAGGGAATATCATCAATCGCCGTTTCAGTGTTTTTCCTGACGAGCCATCTCTTCATCGCTTTTACCGTGACGCTCTGCGTGAAGCACATAGGGTGCTGAAGCCGGGCGGCATCATGGTATTCAAATGTCAGGACAAAACGAGCAGTGGGAAGCAATACTTTTCTCACGTCTTCATCATGAACGAAGCAGTAAAAGCCGGATTCTATCCGCTCGATCTGTTTGTCCTGCTGGCAAAGAGCAGGCTGGTTGCCGACTGGCAAACAAGAAATCAGCGTCATGCACGTAAATACAATTCATTCTTCTGGGTATTTCAGAAAAGTGAGAAACGAATCGACTATACGGGAGCATGCAATCAATGAGCAATAAACAACTGACCCTCGGCAGCCTGTTCTCAGGCTCCGGGGGCTTTGAACTGGCCGGACTGCTGGCAGGCATGAAGCCTGTGTGGAATGCGGATATCGAGCCATTCGCCATTCGGGTGACCACAAAGCGTCTGCCTGATGTGAAGCATTATGGGGACGTGTCTACGCTGAATGGCGCGGATCTGGAACCGGTGGACGTGATTACATTTGGCTCGCCATGCCAGGATCTGTCTATCGCCGGTCGCCGAGCCGGCATCCAGGAAGGCGAAAGGTCCAATCTGTTCTTCCAGGCCATCCGCATTATCAGGGAAATGAGGGAAACTACCAATGGAGATAAACCGAGATATGCAGTATGGGAAAACGTCCCAGGCGCCTTCACTTCCAACGAAGGAGAAGATTTCAAAGCCGTCCTCGAAGCGGTCATTGGGATCGCAGCGAAAGAAGCGCCTCCGCTGCCTGCGCCTGAACAGGGGAGGTGGCCAACCGCCGATATTCTGGTGGGCGACGGATGGAGCGTTGCATACAGAGTACTTGATGCGCAATACTGGGGAGTCCCCCAACGCAGAAAACGTATCTTTCTTGTCGCAGATTTTACAGGCGACAGTGCACCCAAGGTTCTATTTGACAGCGAAGGCATGTCGGGGTATTCTCACGCGAGCTACCGCGCGTGGCAGAGAGCTGCCAATGGTGCTGCGCCGGGCCCTGGAGAGGCAAGCCGGGGAATCCCCGTAATCAACCCTCAGGGGAGCAGTGGCATCACCATCACAGAGGATGTGACCGCTACCCTGATTGCCCAGGATCATGGACATCATCCCGCTGTGCTGGACGAACCGCTGAAGGCGGCGGGCTTCCTGACGGAATCCAGCGCGACGGCCCATACCATAGGATACGAGGAAGAGAAGTCGCCAACGCTGAGGGCAGGCACAGTGCCAGGCACCCTGGCATTGGAAAACAATCCTACGGATGGTCGCGTCAGGATTGAGCCGAAGGATATCTGTCAGACGGTGACCCGCAGGTGGGGAACGGGTGGCAACACCCAGGGCCTTGTGGCGGAGCCGGTTGAGCAGACGCCATTCGGTATTGGATCCTATAGCAGCGAGGCATGGAAGTCTGACAACCCCAAAGCTGGCATCTATGAAGCGGAAACAGCTCGAACGCTGGATCAGTCAGGCGGGTCGCCTGTTCCCAACCAGGGCGGGATCGCCGTAGTGGAAACCTACGCCATGACCACCGGCTACTACACACAGGTGGAGGAAGAGAAAACGCCGCCGCTGCTGGCGCGGGATTACAAGGATCCTACGGTAGTCAACGACAAAGAGGAGAAGGATACTGATTATCGTGTGCGGCGTCTGACCCCGACGGAATGCGCCCGCCTCCAGGGCTTTCCGGATTGGTGGTGCAGTGATCTGAGAACGGATGATCCTACTGAGGATGAAATCGCCTTCTGGACTGTGGTTTTTGAGGTATATCGTAGAGCCATGAAGCCTGATCATAAGCCCAAATCCAGAAATCAGATTGTGCGTTGGCTGAAGGATCCGTATTCGGACAGTGCAGTCTATTCATTGTACGGAAATGGCGTTGCGCTGCCGGTTGTATTTTTCATCATGGCGGGTATTGTTTGGGCTTCCGGACTGTAGAGCACAGTTATCGGGAACGTATCACACATGGCGTGGACTTGTGTGCAAATTGACGGTATGATCACCATACCCCAAGGGTAAGTCACCCAGAAAAAAAGGAGGTCAACGCCATGTTCACATTCTACTACAGGCAGAACGGTGCAAGCAGAAAGCAGTTCGTCAAGGCAATTTCTGGAATCCTTGAGGTGCGGCCCTGCTATACCGGGATGCCGCAATGCGCCTATGAAATTGACTTTGTGACGGTCACGAAGGAAGGCAACATCGAGGTGGATGAGCGGAGCGACACCGAAGAGGTGGAGAACCTGATCGAGAAGCTGGCTATGATGGGCTACGAGCCGGAACCGGTTGAGGGTGAGCAGCCTGACGACGAGGAGACCGGGGAAGAGCAGTCCGACGAGAGTGAGCAAACCGACGACGGGCCGACCGGGGAAGAGCAGCCCGACGAGAGTGAGCAGATCGTTGAAACGATGCTGACTGTTAATCAGGCCTGTGGCGAAGAGACAGCCGGTTACCAGCCCTCCGAAGCCCAGCCCATTGAGCCAGCAGCAGAAGCAGAGACCGAGCCTGCCGAGGACATCGGAATGACGATCTCCGTGCCGCGCACCATTATGTCGGATAGCGGGTTGGAGAATCTGAAGAAACTGGTTCATGCCAAGGAGGATCTGTTGAAGCACGCTTTCGCAATTGAGAACACGGACATCGAGGTAACGGATGAAGCAATCAGCTTCCCCTGGTTCAGCCAGTTTTCTCCTGAAGAGTTAAAGTACGCCTCACAGTTCATCAGCGGCATGTGCCGGTTTGCCAACAACAGCAAGCGAATCACCAGCAAGCGAAGGCGTGAGGACAATCCGAAGTTTGCCATGCGCGTCTGGGCGATCCGAATGGGCTTCAGCGGGAACGAGCACAAGGCGCTTCGCAAGTATCTCATGCATCGGCTGCCCGGTGACGCGGCTTTCCGATTCGGCAGGCCGGAAGAAAGCGAAACGGTGGAACCCTCAGACCTGCCCGCTGCACAGTAGGGGAGGAGATGGTCATGGAGAAGAAGACAATAACCGTCCTTATGGTGGAGCCGCATCGCCATCCCTATTTGAAAACAGTGGAGCACACTCTTGAGAGCCTGCAGGCTATGGTGGGTGGTTATATCACCGCCACCTATCCATGGGAGGACCCCGTGGCTCTGGTTGCAGATGATGATGGACTCTACAAGCAGGACTACGAGTGGAACCGCTACATCGACGATTATCATTTCATCCGTGGGAATTTCTTCATATGTGGCCTGGGCAGGGAGGATTTTGAAGACCTTCCCCCGGCGCTTGCACAGAAATACGCTGAGATGTTCTGGACGCCGGAATCATTCATCAGGATAGACGGTGGGTTGATGATCATCAAAGAAGACGATGGCAGCAAGCCCCGTGTGTAAGTTATCGGTGCGTTATCAATAACAACGTCAGATATACACCTGTTGCCTTCTGAGCAGAGTTATACTGTGTACAACAAAAACGAACGGAGGCAACCACCATGAAGAACCTTGAAAAGCTCGCCTGCACCTTTCGCCTGCCGGAGACCACCACCCCTGAGAATCTGGCCTGCAACTGGAGCACCACACTGAACTTTGGGAACAAGGTTATCCTCGCAGGGTACTACTTTAACGGCCGCAACCAGAACAGCTACTTCGCTGCGGTCTACACTCACACGGACAGCAACCTTTCCTGCGAGGGCGAGATCAGGCTGACGGCGATCAGCGAAGAGTTTTTCCCGGATAACGGCAGCGCCGCCCAGTGGGCGATGGCGCACTGAGGAGGGTAGAGCGATGGAGAAGTTGAAAGAGATTCTATTCGAGACTGCCCTGACCGAGCGCGACGAACTGGTTTGGATGATGCAGCACAGCGACGAGAGCGCCGAAAAGATTGAAGAATCACGCGCCAGATTCAAAACCGCCTACGGGATTATCGAACAGGCGGGGTTAGAATTCGAGTACGCCGACTGGCTGGAGGAAAAGACAAAGTAAGGACCGACAGAGCATAGCGCCGGATGGCGCTGTTGCTCGTATGGCAATATGACAGAACAAGGAGCGTCATACCACTGAGGCTCTTTTTGTTTTGCCGGGAAGGGAGGTTTGGTTTCCGATATGGCGACAAGAGGACGTAAGCCGACGCCGACGGCAATCAAGGTATTGGAGGGCAACCCCGGAAAGCGTCCATTGAATGATCGGGAGCCGCAGCCTGCGAAAAAGGCTCCCTCATGTCCAAAGTGGCTGGAGCCGGATGCCAAGCGTGAGTGGCGGCGTCTTGCCCACAAGCTGGAGCAGTTGGGCATCCTGACTGAGGCGGACATGAGCGTGTTTGCCTCCTATTGTCAGGCATATGCCAGGTGGAAGGCAGCTGAGGAGTTTATCACTTCCCACGGATATGTGAGCATGACCCCGGCTGGATACGTGCAGCAGCTTCCCCATGTGTCCATTTCCCAGACCTATCAGAAAATCATGAACCGCTGTGCGGAGCAGCTTGGCCTGACGCCTTCCTCCCGTAGTCGTCTGATCGCCGGTGAGCCTGGTGGAAGCATTAAGGATGATATGGAAGAGCTGCTTGGGGGTGGATGATGGAACAGAGACCGACTGATTACCCAAAGTTGGCGGATTATAAGCCCACCCGATTCATGCTGCCTACCTCGCATTACGATGAAGCCCTTGCCAACCGAGCTGTCCGCTTCATTGAAAATTTGAAGCATACGAAGGGAAAATGGGCGGGGACGCCGTTCTGGCTGCTGCCCTGGCAGGAGCGGATCATACGGGACGTGTTTGGCATCGTGACGGAAGAGGGTTATCGCCAGTTTCGCACCGCGTATGTGGAGATCCCGAAGAAAAATGGGAAGCAGCTTGCTCTGGATACTCCAATTCCGACTCCTGAAGGCTTCACAAACATGGGAGACCTGAAAGTAGGAGATACTGTATTTGACGAACTTGGGAACCCCTGCCATGTTGTTGCAAAGAGTCAGGTTGATGATGCGGAGCAAGCATATAAGCTGACTTTTCGTGATGGCACAAGCATCGTCGCAGGTGCGCGGCACCTTTGGAATTGTGAGTACATCCACGGAAAGCGAAAAGATGTACTTTGGACTACCGAAGAGATATACGTTCGTCAGAGCAGGTATGGAAAAGAGAAGAATGGATCGGAGAGATCTGTGATACGGATCCCTGTTGGCGGAGCGCTTAAAACCAATGAAGTACAATTGCCGGTAGACCCTTACCTGTATGGTTACTGGTTGGGCAACGGATGCGCTGACAAGCCTGATATCACTGTCCGAACACAGGACGTGGAAGATATCATGTCGTTTATTCCGTATGAGCCACATAATCGCTATCCGCAGGTTTGTGGTGGAAGCGAGATTATCCGATATATGGAACTGAAGCGAGTGCTTGTGCCGACATTCCGTGATAAGGTAATCCGTCCGGAATACCTGAGGGCATCCGAAAAACAGCGCTGGGCATTGCTCCAGGGACTCATGGATTCAGATGGCTGTATCGGGACAAGGAAAGCGCAAAGCGTATACTGCTCGACAATTCTTCCGCTTGCGCAGAGTGTCCGCGAATTGTTGTGGTCGCTGGGGATAAAAAACGCTATAAAGGCGTCCCCCTCGACGCGGAACGGTTGGCCGACGGGTGAAATACTGTACACAATACGATTTACAACTTTTGATAATCAACCGAGTGCAAAGCTGATTCGCAAGTCTGTGAGGCAGAGGATAAGGAAAAAGAAAACCCGCTCTTGCTTTCACTACCTGGCAAAGATTGAACCAGTAGATCGTCCTGTGAAGATGCAGTGCATCCAGGTGGATAGTCCAAATCATCAATATCTCGCCGGGCCTTCGATGGTGCCGACCCACAACAGTGAACTCGCTGCCGCCATAGCGCTCTATCTGCTCTATGCCGACAACGAACCCTCTGCCGAGGTTTATGGCGCGGCTGCGGACAGGCAACAGGCCAGCATCGTCTTTGACGTGGCAAAGCGTATGGTTGAGATGACGCCAGCGCTTATGAAGCGCAGCAAGATCATGGCTGCAGGGAAGCGCCTGGTGAACTACAGCAACGCCGGATTCTACCAGGTTCTTTCAGCAGAGGTGGGGACGAAACATGGCCTGAACGTCTCCGGCCTTGTGCTGGATGAACTCCACGCCCAGCCCAACCGCAATCTTGTGGACGTGCTGACCAAGGGCTCCGGCGATGCACGGACACAACCTTTCTACTTCCTGATCACCACCGCTGGAACAGATCGGAACAGCATCTGCTACGAGTATCACTCGAAAGCCGCCGATATCCTCGAAGGCAAGCGCATCGACCCGTCCTTTTACCCGGTGATTTATGGCCTGGATGACGGTGACGACTGGAACGAGGAGGCGAACTGGTACAAGGCCAATCCCTCGCTTGGCTATACCATTAAGGTTGACCGCGTCCGTGACGCCTATCGCGAGGCGCTCCAAAATCCCGCAGAGGAGAATGTGTTTCGTCAGCTACGCCTGGATCAGTGGGTCGGCAGCTCCGTCGCATGGATCCCGGAGCACATCTATGACAGGGGTGCAAGAGAAATTGATATGGTCTCCCTCCGGGACCGTGACTGTTACTGTGGCCTGGACTTGTCCAGCACAAGCGACATCACGGCTTTTGTCATGGTGTTTCCGCCCAGGGACGCAGCAGAGGACTACATTGTACTTCCGCATTTCTGGCTGCCGAGGGAAACACTGAATTTGCGTGTCCGACGTGACCATGTGCCCTACGACGTCTGGGAGAAGCAAGGCCTGTTCCATGTTACCGAGGGTAACGTGGTGGACTACAACTTCGTGAGAAAGACCATCAATGAGTTGGGGCAGCAGTTCCACCTCCTTGAGATCGGCGTGGACCGGTGGAACGCCACACAGCTGATAACAGACCTCGAAGGAGACGGCTTCACCATGGTGCCCATCGGTATGGGATTCAAGGATATGAGTCCCGGCATGAAGGAGTTGTACAAGCTGCTGCTGGAAGGCAAGGTCAATCATGGTGGCAATCCTGTGCTTCGCTGGATGGCCGGAAACGTGGTCGCGGAGGTCGATGCTGCCGAGAACATCAAGCCAAGTAAGAAGAAGTCCACGGAAAAGATAGACGGCATCGTCGCGCTCATCATGGCCATTGACCGCGCTGTGCGTCATGCGCAGAGCGGCAGTGTATATGACCGAGACGATTATGAATTGCAGGTGTTTTAAGGAGGAATGCCATTGACCATCTTTGAAAAGCTAGGCCTGGCAAAGCCCAGGGATGTCCCCAAACTGCCGGATATCCAGGATAATGTCCGTGACTCCGGCACGATATTCAGCTTCGGCAGAGCTGACAGCGGGGAACAGGTGGACGAGAGGTCCGCGATGCAGATCGCTACGGTATACGCCTGTGTACGGCTGCTGGCAGAATCTGTAGCGCAGTTGCCGCTGCATCTCTACAGGTATACCGACAGCGGAACGGGCAAGGAGATGGCGGCGGATCATCCCGCCTATCCAATCCTGCACCGCCAGCCCAACCCGGAGATGAGCAGTTTCACGTGGCGGGAGACCATGATGGTGCATCTGCTTTTGTACGGCAATTCCTACAATCAGCTCATTCGGGATGGCAGAAACAGTATCGTAAGCATCTATCCACTGCTTCCTGAGAATGTCGAAGTGGACCGTGATGAACATGGCGAGATTTACTATATCTATCACGCTTACACGGATGAGACCCCTGGTGAAAAGAATAAGGACATCATTTTCCACAGGGAAGAGGTGCTCCATGTGCCCGGCCTGGGGTTCAACGGACTGGTTGGCTTCTCCCCGATTGCCATGATGAAGAACAGTCTGGGTACGACAATTGCAGTGGAGAAATACGGCAGCGCCTTCTTCAAAAATGGTGCGCAGCCAAGCGGCGTGTTGGAGCACCCTGGCGTACTGAAGAATCCGGAGAAGATTCGGCAGAACTGGTCGGACGTGTACGGTGGCGCGAATAACGCCCACAAGGTCGCTGTGCTCGAAGAGGGGATGTCATATAAGGCTATCAGCCTGCCGCCCGAAGACAGCCAGTTTCTCTCAACCCGGCAGTTCGGGGTGGAGGAGATCTGCAGGATATTCCGTGTTCCACCTCATATGGTTCAGGATCTCCAACGCGCCACCTT